AAATGTCAAGAAGAAAGTATCTCACATTCAAACCAATTAACTCAAAGAAAGTGAAACTCATTGGCATTATCTTCGTTGTTTCCTTTATTCTTTTCCCTAGCGTTCGTTACAACACTGGCGAAGCATTTCACTTGACTGGTGATCTTATTCAACGAACATCACGCTAACTGAATATAATCCATAAAGGGGGCATTTCACCCCCTTTTTTATTGTTTTTAGGGTTAAAATCAATTAAAAATGTAATTAAAAATATATTTGTGTTTGTTATACTGTTCTCAATAAGTTTGTTTTATTGAGAATCAATAGGGGTTATTATTGAGAATAAGGTATATTTAAGCACCTCTAAAACCTTCTGATAAGTGTACTCAAGTCCCCTCATTTATGTCTCTCTAAATGTGTCCAGGTCTTGTGATCTTACCGTGCACTCTATCACCACTCCGCAGAAATGTCAAGACCCCGCCCATAAGTTTTTCCAGGGATTGACAACACAAAAATATCAGAAATTCTCATAAATAGGCACAGTCTTATTGACAGTTTCTCTCTGTTATTCTATACTGTATAAGCATCACCAACGGAGCACAGATTCATGTCAGTTGTTTATCGTCAAGCATCAAAGCAGCGTTATAGAATCACTCTGGAATTGGAGACTCTAGAGGATTTCGACCCGCATCAAATTAACTGGGAAGATCTATTCGAGTTAGAAGGATCTGAACGTGTTATTGATAGTTACGTAGAGGACTTGAGTAAGCCCGACCGTTGGTGATTGTGTGGGTATTAATGTTACTCACCAGTAAAGTGTACCAGTAGTGTAAGAACGATTCCGCTACATGCCTGCTACTTTCCAAACCGATCTCACCGACACCACTTATAACGGGTGGACGAATTATGAGACCTGGAATGTTGCTCTGTGGATCAACAATGAAGAGGGTTTGTATGAACTTGCACGTGAGTGTGGTGATTATGAAACCTTTGTAAATTGCCTCTACAATGGTTATGGTTCCACTGAAACTGGTGACGGTGTGAAGTGGAATGATCAGAAAGTTAACGTGATTGAGATTAACTCTGACGTGTTCGATTTCTGATCTTAAGTATAACTCACTCCTGTCGTATGAGTATAAACTAGGCACGTTTCTAACTAACACTTTTCTTCTTTAATCATGTCCAAGTCCGTGATGCTGTCTCTGCTCAATCGTGCTACTGATGGTAATCAACTCCTGTCAATTCTTGATACTTTCGTCGAGAATGATGAGCAGTCTGGTGATAATGTCCCGACACTGAATACGATCGAGTTCTGATAACATAGTGGGGGCAGTGGTTGACACTCTGCTCCCTTATGTGTTAGAATTGAATATACCGTGGAGACAGCGTTTTGTGCGGTTTGTTTATATCGTCGGCGCGGCGTGATATAAAAAACGCTAACTACCCTAACCTACAGAGGTGACAATCCGCGTTCGATATATAAAAATAAAAAAAATTTCCGGAGGAAAAAAATGTCCCCAAAGGAAAAATTATTCCACATCTATGCAAAGGACAAATGTCTTTTTCATAATATCAAAGAAGAAGAATTCAACGTGACATGGCGCACCCTCAAAGGAATGATTGGTCTTATGAAGACTGATTATACTCTTGAGGATTTGTCATATGAGGAGGTAGAGAAACCCCTACTCAACACTGAAGAAGTTTCTTATTGACACTGAATACATACTACGATAGAATTGAACTTGAAGGTAATTCAATCTTATGGCTAAAGGATTTACAGTAAAAACCGCATCGCCCCAAAAGAGCAGTCAACCTGAATGGGATATCGATGCAATCAAAGAACGTATGCGAGGCAAGACGATTGTGTTTTGTCTTCCAGGTCGAGGATGTTCGTTCACATTTCTGAAGAACTTTGTACAACTGTGCTTTGATATGGTACAGAACGGTATGAGTATTCAGATTAGTCAAGACTATTCTTCGATGGTTAACTTTGCACGTTGCAAGTGTCTTGGTGCAAATGTTCTCCGTGGACCGAACCAAATTCCTTGGGATGGGAAGTTGCAGTATGATTATCAATTGTGGATTGATAGTGATATTGTTTTTGACACTAACAAGTTCTGGCAGTTGTGTGATCTGGCAGTCTCTGAAGACGGCACCGAGCGTGAGGTAACTGCTGGGTGGTATGCTACAGAAGATGGCCACACGACCTCTGTTGCACACTGGTTGGAAGAAGATGATTTCCGTAAGAATGGTGGAGTGATGAATCACGAAACTGTCGAAACGATGTCAAAGCGTAAGAAACCTTTCACGGTGGATTATACAGGTTTCGGATGGGTGCTGATCAAGAAAGGTGTCTTTGAGAATCTTGAGTATCCTTGGTTTGCTCCGAAGATGCAAGTCTTTGAATCTGGCAGTGTTCAGGACATGTGTGGTGAGGATGTCTCATTCTGTCTTGATGCAAAGGATGCAGGTTTTGATATTTGGTGCGATCCTCGTATTCGTGTAGGACATGAGAAAACTCGAATCATCTAAACGATTTAATGTTCTTTATGCGGGGCGGAAGATTTACTCTTCCCTCTCGCACGAAGAATGTCTTGAAGTTTTACAAGATCTTGCTGATCAGTACTATGAAAGTCCTTCAGAAGGTAAGGATTCTTTTGATGCTAATTTAATTGAAATGGAGGAAATCTAATGGCTAAAGGTGGTATGAATCGGACGGAGTTTCAACCGGGTGCTCCTAAAAAAACTCGTCAAGGACGTTCAGCTCGAACTCTTCTCTCGGCAACGTCTCGTAATGGAAAGAAAAAGAAATATCGTGGTCAGGGTAAATAGGATAAGAGACATATAAAAATACATGAGTTGTTTAATTACAAATTTACCTGCACGAAAAGTATGGGTTCGTAAGGAATACTTACGTGATTTGAAAGATGGTCATGGCGAATTTGTAGAGGGCGTTTGGGTATCGGCAAAGTCGATGCCTGGACGTGCTTTTTATTTTGAGACCTATTTACCAGAATATGCGGCAATGTTTGATAAATTGCCAATCAGCGCGTTTGTCTCGCGTCCAGAAACACCAACTCCAGACCTTGATCTTCCAAATCTACAGTTCTGGAACTGCATGGATTATGGGGTTACAGCAATCCATAAGCAGTTTATTGGTTCAATGGACTGGGAAGTACGTACAAGGCATTTCGGGTGCATTAGAGGGACGTATGAGTGCACATTAGACAACTATCATGAGGGTACTGATACCATTGATTATTCTACAAGTGAGATTCCTGAAGAGCATAAGTCCTTTAATTTGATTGAACTCGAAAATGGACAGTTTGCACTGTACCCAAATAACAGATGTCGCATCTATGATAACAGTCTGACACCAGAAAAACCCAAAATTCCTGATTTTAAGGTCTCTACAGAGTATTATCAGGTTGAAAATGGCACAGATTGGGGTAGACTTGGTGATACAGATGAATATTTTTGGGAGACACTTACTGAAAAAGCACAAAAATTAGAAAAACCACCATTTGTTGCTGAAGGTGGACACTTTTCTCATGGTTATAGTCCTTATAATTCAGATTCACGGGATAGCAACCCCGAAAAAAGTTCTGATTTAACCGATCAGGAGTAAAAATGCACGATTTTTTAGACAATCTAGCTAATCAACAGCATCAAAAAATGCTTCGTGAGATCTCAAATGATGATTTGACACCCAAAAAACACGATTTTCAAGTTCAGAAAGAACTTCATGAGAAAATTCGTAATGATGAAGATTATGATGATTGGGAATATGGTACTGAACCTATTCCTCTTACCGAATTTTAGTTGGAATACCCCCTAAATAAGATATAATTATAGAATTTACGGGTATCCATGCCACTAGAGCGAGTTAGTCGCAGTTTCATAGATGTCATCATGTCATTTCAGAGCAATCCTCTGAATGATGACCTTGTTGCACTCAAAAATGAGACTGCGATTGCTCGCTCTATTCGTAATATTGTGTTTACGAACCCTGGAGAGAAGTTTTTTCAACCTAATTTTGGGTCAAGAATATCAGAATCTCTCTTTGAAAATCTGGATGACATATCAGCACTGACAATTCAGGATGAAATTGAAGATTCTATAAGAAAGTATGAACCCAGAGTATCATTAATTGATGTAACAGTAAATCCAAACTTTGATGCAAATCAATTTGATGTTGTTATTTCCTATAGAATTATCGGTTCAGAAGTACAAGCCCAACAACTAGAATTCGTTTTGCAACCAACAAGATAAATGCCTCTTTTAAATTTTACTAGTCTGGACTTTGACCAGATTAAAACCACACTAAAAGAAGTTCTAAAAACGAACGATAATTTTACGGATTATGACTTCGAAGGGTCTAATCTGTCATCGATTATTGATTTGTTGGCATATAATACTTACATTACCTCATACAACGCAAATATGGTTGCGAATGAGGTATTCATTGATAGTGCAACATTGAGAGAGAATGTTGTTGCACTTGCAAGAAATATCGGATATCTTCCAAGATCAAGAAGAGCATCAACATGTAATGTTAACTTCTTTGTTGATACCTCCACAATCTCGGCAAACCCATCTTCCATTACATTAAAAGCAGGTCCAGTAGCAGCAACAGCAAATCAGTTTGGAAATCAGTCATACGTTTTTAATATTCTAGAGGATGAAACAGTTTCTGTTACTGATGGTATAGCAGATTTCCAGTTAACAGTCTCTGAAGGTATTCTTGTTAACCAGTCATTTACATATTCATCTAGAAATCCCAACCAACGTTTCATTTTGGGTAATTCTGGTATTGATATCTCTACCTTAAAGGTTGGTGTTAGACCAACTGATACATCTACCGTTAAAGTTGAGTATACTCAAAACGTAAGTCTGTTTGATCAAAATACTGATAATGTATTATCAGGATCTTCAACGATTTATTTTGTTCAAGAAGTAGAGGATGAACAATATGAGTTGATTTTTGGTGATGGTGTTTTTGGTAAAGCATTAGAAGACGGAAACGTAGTAGAAGTTTCTTATCTTGTCTGTGCAGGAGAAGAAGCAAATAGAATTAATAATTTTACATTTAGTGGAAAATTAGTATACTTACAAAATTCAATAGAAAACACTATAACTAGCGGAATATCTCTTGTAACAGCAGACTTACCCTCTAGTGGTGGACAAGCAATTGAAAGTGTCGCATCAATTAAAAAATATGCACCACAAGTTTATGGGACACAAGATCGTGCGATTACTGCAAATGATTATGAGGTTTTAATACCAAATAAGATTTACACAGAGGCAGAATCTATTTCTGTATTTGGAGGAGAAGAATTAGTTCCCCCACAATTTGGAAAAGTTTTTATCAGCATTAAACCAAGAAATGGTGATTATGTCTCTCAAGCAATTAAAGAGAACATTAAAAGAGATTTGAGAAAGTATTCTGTTACTGGAATAGTACCAGAAATTTTAGATCTAAAATATTTGTATGTAATTACGAATAGTAAGGTATATTACAATACAAAACAATCTGCCGATGCTGCTTCCATCTCATCCGTAGTTCAAAATAATATTCAAAAGTACGCAGATTCTTCTGAATTAAATAAGTATGGGACAAGATTTAAGTACAGCAAATTTTTAGGAATAATTGATCAGAGTCATCCCGCAATAACTTCAAACATTACATCAATACAAATGAGAAGGGATTTAAGGTTGGCAACTGATACTTTTGCTGAATATGCGATTGATTTTGGCAATCATATGCATGTCCAATCCTTGAGTGGTTACAACATAAAATCCAGTGCTTTTAGGGTGCTAGATATAACAGATGATGTTTATCTTTTTGATGAACCAATTGATAGAAGAACTGGAACGATATCATTGTACTCCTTACAATCACAAGGTTCAACAACACCAGTTGTCAGAAGAAGGAATGTAGGAGCAATTGATTATGTGAAAGGACGTATCACTTTAAATCCAATCAACATTGTATCGGGTAAAAATAAAGATGGTCAACAAATCATGGAAATATTCGCCGTTCCACACTCAAATGACGTTATTGGATTACAAGACTTGTATTTACAACTGGACACCAGTTCTGTTGAGATGATTGTAGATGAAATATCTTCGGGGGCTGATCCATCTGGATCCACTTATAAGTCCTCAACAAGTTATTATGATGTCAATAACAACCCATATTAATAAGTAAAAAAGAAATGGCAAATAACAGAGTTCAGATTAAGCAAGTCTTACAGAGTCAATTACCAAATTATGTAAAGGATGAGTTTCCTTTAATTGCTTCGTTTTTAACGCAGTATTTTTCTGGATTGGAATTCCAAGGGGGTCCTATCGACCTCATTCAGAATATTGATTCTTACATTAAACTGAACTCAAATGCCAATACAATAAGTGAAACTGAACTTACTTTTGATGCTGATGAAAGTCAAGATTATCTTGATGTATCCAATACTGTAGGGTTTCCAGAAAATTCGGGTATTCTGCAAATTGATGATGAGATAATTATCTACAGAGCAAAAGTTGGAACTAGATTTTTAGGTTGTAGTCGTGGATTTGTTGGTGTAACTTCTTTCGAAAATCCAGACAATCCAGAAGAAGCAGTTTTTTCAACCTCAAGTGCAGATTCTCACTTGGCAGGTTCGGTTGTAAGAAATTTAAGTGTTCTATTTTTACAAGAATTTCTTAAAAAAATAAAAGCACAGTTCTTACCAGGACTTCAATCAAAGGAATTAAGTCAGAATCTCAATCAAGCACAATTTATTAGACAATCAAAAGATTTTTACTCCACAAGAGGAACTGAAGATTCTTTCAAAATTCTCTTTAAAGCCCTGTATAATGATGAAATAAGCATTATTAGACCAAAAGATTATCTTTTTACCCCATCAAACGCATCATATCAGATTACAAGGGACTTGATTGTAGAGTCTGTTGAGGGAGATCCATATAACTTATTAAATAAAACCCTTTTCCAAGACTCATTTGAGAATATTGGGAAAGCATATGCTCCAGTATCTTTTGTAGAAAAAATTATTGTTGGAGTTTCTACCGATAATTACTACAAGATAAGCATTGATACTTCATATAACAAAAATGACGGATCTACGGAACTATTGTATGGTGATTTTTCTGTTCATGCAAAAACTCAAGTAATTGACACAGTTAGTGTTGGTCAAACTTATTTTGAAGTAGATTCTACCATTGGATTCCCACAGTCAGGAACCTTATCAGTTACATTTTTAGACGGAACATCAGGAATTATCACTTATTCCGATAAATCACCAAATCAGTTCCTAGGAATCACTACGACAAGTATTACTGGCACTATTAGCGATGGTACTGTTGTTGATCAAAATACATATGCATATGGTTTTGATGACGAATCTGGAGAATCTGATGGAATTAAGATAAAAGTTAGATCTGTTTTAAATAATCTCCAAAAACCATCATCAACATACTATCAATCTGTAGGATCGAAGATAAAAATTAAATCTTTAGGTAAAATTTCATCAGATACTAAGGCAAATCACTGGTTTTTCAATACAGCGCAGTATTATGATGTTGAAAATCTAACTTTAGAAGATTCTTCGAATAATACTTATAAACTTATAACAAAGGATAGCAATATTTTAAGAATTGGTGATTCTGTAGAACTAACCGATAGATTTACAGTCAAAAAACCAAATGATTTATTCGTTGTTGATGTCTTTGACGAAAGAACATGCTTAATAAGAGGATCTGGAGTTGGAGATCCAAGCACTATTGTCAAGGTATCAAGAAGAATTTCCAGAACTGACTCTAGTTTCTACCCAGAGTTAAATAAGTTTCCATCAAACGTGCAAAACACGTATTTAAATGGAGACAAAGTTCTTGTTTCAACAAACTCTCTGCCGTATTTCCTTGACACTAAATTAAATCCAAGAAATCAGAAGATAACTCTTTCTGGAACTTTTACTTTAGGTCAAGAAATTTTACAGATTTCATCTGGTCTTGATCATAATTTCTATACTGGCGATGTTGTATATTATACTCCACAAAAAAATACAATAACTTATACCGATGCAGAAGGTAAAACGGTAACAGAATCAACTGTGATAAGTTACCTGTTCGACGAAGGAAATTATATCGTAAAAAGAATAGACTCCAATAATATCAAACTTGCAAAAGGTGTTTCCGATTTATATGCAGAAAAATTCTTAACAGTCACTCCAGTTGGAGGTTTAGATACTGTTACGATTGCAGAAAACACTTTAGAGAAAGCAGAATTTAGAAATAAGGCAATAAAACCTCAAAAAATTTATAGACAAATATCAACACCAACCATTAATTCTGAAGAATATGAGACAAAATCTGGTTATACTGGTATATTGATAAATGGTATTGAAATTTTAAATTATAAATCAAAGAACTATGTACATTATGGAGTTCTAGAATCTATTGACATTTCGTCTGGAGGAGAAAATTATGATGTTGTAAATCCTCCAGTTGTTAACATAAGTGATTCTGTTGGAACAGGTGCTACTGGCATTTGTGCAGTAAAAGGTGAATTTAAAGAAATACGTGTTTTAAATTCTGGATTTGATTATGTAGAAATACCAAAAGTAAAAATAACAGGTGGTAATGGAAGTGGGGCAACAGCAGATGTAAATCTAGTTGTAGTTCCACACCAAGTTTCTTTCAACCCAACAGGAGTTTCTACAGATATTTCTGGTATAGGAACTGTTGGTTTTGGTTCAGATGCATCTACTATTGGATTTACTACATACCACAAATTTAGAAATGGTGAAAGAGTAGTATATAAAACTTTTGGAGAGAGGGCAATTTCTGGATTGTCTACAGATGCAGTATATCATGTATCTGTACAAAGTCCATATATTGTGAAACTTCACAATACTTTAAATGATTCTGTATTGGGAATTAATACCGTTGTTCTTACAAGTGCTGGTGCAGGTGTTCATGAATTAAAGTCATTAAATGGAAAATCAGTAGTTGGATCAGTAACTTTAACAAATGCTGGATCTGGATACGAAACAAAGCAGAGACTTTGTTCTTCTTCTGGTATCAACACAGCACTCAATACTGTAACTATTAATAATCATGGATATAAAACTGGAGAAATTGTCAAATACTCATTTGATGGCACTGCAGTTTCTGGGTTGTCTACCACAGTAGAGTACTATGTAACTGAAATAGATCAAAATACATTCAAATTAAGTTCTGTTGGGGTCGGTACTACTGCAAAAGATTTTTACTTAAACACTAAACAATATGAAGATTTTGCTTCAACTGGTGTAGGAACTCACAGTTTTAATTACCCACCAGTATCAGTAGAGGTTGTTGGTAACATTGGTATTGCTTCAACTGGAAGTAGTAAATTTAAGGCAATTCTCCAACCAATAGTAAGAGGAGAAATAACTTCTATTCAACTGACAAATACTGGAGTTGGATATGGATCGTCTGAAATTATTAACTTCAAGAGAGAACCAGATGTAACATTAAGAACTGGAACTGGAGCACTACTAGAGGCTGTAGTATCAGAAAGTGGAAAGATTATCGACGTTATTGTTAACAGAAGTGGTCAAGAATATAATTCACCACCAACTCTTGTTGTATCTGGAATTGGAAGTGGTGCAAATTTAGTTCCAAAACTCTTAAATGGGCAAATAGTAGGAGTAGAGATTAACAAGTCTGGAGTTGGTTACGGAGTTTCAACCACCACTATTGAAGTTAAAGAAACCGGTTCTGGTGCTAAATTTATTCCAAATATTCAAAAATGGACTATTAATAATTTTGGGAAAAACTTACCAAACATAAATTCAGATGATGTTTTCATATCAGAAGCAAATAATACAGACTTTGAACTGCAGTGTTCTTATGTTTATGCTCCAAGAACATTAAGAAAAGTTATATATTCAGTCGATCAAGATGGAAATCCACTCTACGGTAAAAAAGATCTTGAAATTCAGAATGGTCAAGAAGTAGATAACACATCACACTCATCAATCATTGGATGGTCTTATGATGGTTACCCAATCTATGGACCATATGCATACTCCACTACATCTGGTGGTAGTATAACTCAAATGAAATCTGGTTATTCATTATCACTAAAACCAAACAGACCCCCAACAAGTGCTTTCCCAGAGGAATTTTTTGTAGAAGACTTTGAGTGGAGAGAATCCACAGATGAATCAGTTTTGGATGAGAATAATGGAAGATTCTGTGTAACTCCCGATTTTCCAAATGGAACTTATGCATATTTTGCAACTTTTGATAGATCCTCTTCTACAGATGGTGCATTTAAGAATTTCAAGAAACCAAGTTTCCCATATTTAATTGGAAAAAATTTCCAATCAAGTCCAGATGAGTTTAACTATGATCCAAATTCAAATCATGATGAGTATGATGTAAGTTCTCATTCATGGATAAGAAATACTTATCCATATGCACTTAATAAAGAATACAGTGGATATGATTACCTCCAAAAGTCTTATGATCTGGTTGATCAAGATTCTACGATAAAATCAATCCAAAAAGGATACATTGATAATATTGGAATTGAAACTGGTGGTACAAACTATAAAGTTAATGATAGAGTTGTTTTTGAAAAAGAACCACAATCTCAATTCTTCTCTGCGTCTAGGGTCTCCAAGATTTTAGGAGCAAGTCCATCAGCAATAAGTGTTGCAAGAACTGAAATATCGAACGTTGAATTTTATCCAATCAAAGGAGATGGCACATTCCTTGGAATTGGAACTGCAATTCATGGATTTAAGAAAGATGATGTAATAAATGTATCTGGACTTTCCACAACTTCCTCTTTCTTGGATGGAAGTTATGAGGTAGGAGTCTCTACAAATTACTTAACAGTATCTAAATTTATTGCTACTGATGGAGTTACTGGAATTGTAACTTACATTTCAATTTCGGGGAATATTGAATTTCCTCAACTTCAAGAGAATGATATCCTCGGAATAGGCACTGGATCTAATTCAGAACAGGTTAAAGTTCTAAATGTTGACAAAATTTCTTCTAGACTCAGAGTTTTAAGATCGCAAAATGGTGCTGTCGGGGTTTCTCACACACTGTCAACAAGAATTGAAGAACTGTCAAGAAGAGTTCTTATTAATGTTGGGTATAAAACATCATTCAACGGTAAAGTAAACAAAGAATATTATTTCAATCCAGTAGAATCTTTGGGTATAAGTTCAGTATCTGGAGTTGGTATTGGAACCACTGTATTTTTCTCTAATCCTGGATCTGGGGTAACTGAAATATTTGTTCCTGCACAATCACTATATTTACCAAATCATAAGTTATTAACTGGAGATGAGGTAACTTACAGAATCAACAGTGGAGACGCAATAGGGGTATCTACTGTAAGTGCAGGATCTTCCTTTACTTTAACAGATAATTCGACTTTATTTGTCGCAAAATTAAGCACTGATTTAATTGGACTGTCTACAGTAAAAGTTGGACTTGGAACAACAGGAACTTTTGTTGGAATTGCTAGCACAACATCAGGTCAAGGTCTATTGTACTTTATTGGAGTTGGTACTGGTGTATATCATAGTTTAGTTACGAACTATTCGGGAATAGTTAAAGGATCTATCGATAGAAATCTTGTAACTGTTTCAACATCTTCAACTAATGGACTTTTAAGAAATGACACTGTTTTTGTTGATGTAAATCCGTCAATTTCAACATCCGTTTCGATCAGATATAATACTCACAACAGAAAAATGACTGTTGGTAGTTTAGATTTTGGTGCAAGTGGAATTACTACGTCAACAAATACGATAACATTATCTAATCATGGATTAACCACTGGACAAAAGGTAATACACACAGCAGTATCACCTGCAACTGGGCTTACTAACAATGAGGAATATTATGCATATGTTGTAGATAGAAATAACATCAGACTTTGTGATACAAAATATCAAACAACAAAAACTTTACCAAGTTTTGTCAATATTTCTACTCAATCTTCTGGTAGCATTCTTCCAATCAATCCACCACTAACATTCTATAGGAATTCTACAGTCACTTTTGATGTTTCAGACTCATCATTATCTTATACTAGAAATTCCACAAAATATCCAGCATTTGCACTTAAATTCTACCTTGATTCTGAATTCACAGAAGAATATGTTACTAATGGTAAAACCTCCACATTTAATGTGTCAAAATCTGGAGATTTTGGATCTTCTGGATCAACTGTAACTTTAACTATTAATTCAGACTCGCCAAAAATTATCTACTATAGATTAGAAGCACTTGATATTGCTGGAAACCTTCAACAAAATCTTGATATTGTTGTTGATGATGAAATTCATTCAAATAATCAATTATTAGTAAAATCAAGTTTGTATAATGGAACTCATATAGTATCTGGTGTTTCCACAAATTCGTTCAACTACACAATAAAGGAATATCCAGAGGCAGATTCTTACTCAAGCAGTTCTTCTACTTTATCATATACAACTAATTCTAAATTTGCATATGGACCAATTGCAGAAGTTGAGTCTTTAGACAGGAGACTTGGTTATTCTAAACTTCCAGGAATAAGCACAATAACCACTTTATCTGGAACTGGGGCTGTTTTAAATCCTTCTAGTAAAACGATAGGAAGAGTCTTAAAGACCCAGATTGATAATATTGGATTTAACTATCCATCAGATTCTACGCTTTCTCCACAAGCAATACTTCCTCAAGTATTAAAATTATCTGCGTTTTATAAGTTCAAGAGTGTTGGTATTACTTCTTTTGGTCTTGGATATACCACCGCTCCTTCTCTTGTTGTTATTGATGGTGGAACAAAGAAAAAAATTAATGATGTAGACCTTCGTTATACTGTTGGTTCAAATAAAATTGAAATTAAGAAAAATACTTTAAGTTTAACCAATAACTCACCAACAATTATACCAACTGGAAATCCCAATGGAATTAGAGTTTCTAATTTGGAGTATGATCCATCTTCAGAGACTGTAAAAGTAACAATGAAGGAGGTTTATAGTGAGAACTTCCCAATTTCTGTTGGTGATAAAGTTTTAGTGGAGAACTCAAGTGTTGGAGTGGGAACAACTGCTAAAGGGTTCAACTCTAATGAATATGATTATGCACTTTTCACTGTCACTGCAGTTCACCCAAATCTTGGTGGAAACGTTGGATTTGTAACTTATAGTTTTGCAGATTATCTTGGAACTGGTGAATCTTTAGGAGTTTTTGATTCAGTAAATTCATCAACTGTACTTGTTCCTGAAAAATATTTCCCACAGTTCAAATATGAACTTGAATCAAATTCCTTCCAGAAGGCAAATGAAGTTGTTTCTGAAGATGCTAAAGGAACTGTTTTTGAATGGGACGAAGTAAATCAATTATTAACAGTAGAAAGTTCGGAAGATTTTGCTGTAAATGAAGAAATTGAAGAGATCATAACTGGATCAAGAGCAAGGATTGAGGAGATTTATTCCTTCGAATCACAATATAATTTGGATTATTATTCAGTTGTTGAAAACGGTTGGAGATATGATAGTGGAATTTTGAATAATTTGGATCAAAAAATTCAAGATAATGATTATTATCAAAACTTCTCTTATTCTATAAGATCAAAAATACCATTTGAAGATTGGAACGATGTTGTAAGTTCTTTATTACATACAACTGGACTTAAAAAGTTTAGTGATCTTCAAGTAGAATCTGAAGTTGTTTCTGCCGATAAAGAAACATTAAAAATTAGTCCATTAGATGCAACGACTATTCAAGTTGATTATGTAAGTCAATATGATTTAAATTGTGTCTCAAATTATGATTTGGTAACAGAAAACTACTTGCAATCAGAAAGTTCAGAATTTTCTGATCAAATTTCTTTTAGTTCAAGAATTATAACTGATTATTCAGAATCCGTAGGAAACAGAGTTCTTACTATAGATGATGTAAGTTCCCAATTTAATAGTAATCCGAGGTCAACACCATATTCTAATATTTCAAGACAACCTATCGGTGATGGAGTTGCAACAAAATTTGTTGTTTTGGCAAAAGATAGACTTTATACTGGAGAAAGACAAGTATCCCTCGTTACTGTATTGAATAACACCTCTAATGGTCAAGCAATGATCAGTCAATATGGAGATGTTGATACTGTACTGAATTTAGGAGATTTTGATTACACTATTGAAGGGTCAGAAGGTGTTTTACAGTTCTATCCAACTAAATTTAAATTAAACAATTATAACTTATCCGTCTTTAGTTACAATTTAGATAGACTTGGGTTGAACACAGAAACAGTTGGTGTTGGAACGACACTAGTTGGTGTTTCTACCGCAAGTTCTTTCCCAGGATCTCTGATTAGTGTTGCAAGCACAAACATAATTATTTCTGGTGTAACAACAACTGAATTGTTCACTCTTGCGGGAATTGGAACATCTACTTCGGGAACTAGATCAGCAAAACTAGTTGTAAGTATTGAAAATGATAGTGAAGCAGAGTTTGACGAGTTGAGCATCATTCATGACGGTACAGATGTCAAAATATTTGAATATGGACAGTTAACTACTCATTCTCTTGATGGATTCCAAAGATCATCTGGACTTGGAACTTATGGAGTAACAATGTCTGGTTCAGATATTATTGTAAAATATACTCCAATTAGTGGATTCTCTACAACTAAAGTTAATGCCCTTTCAGTGGGACTCTCGTCCGAAGGCTATGTTGGTAATGGGACATATGATTTTGTTAATGCACAATTGATAGCAAATGGAGTTGGAATAGCATCGACGAGTTCACCAACAGCAATTGGTATTGGTAGTTATGGAGATTCTAATGATGGCGCATATGGAATAATCCAAGTTTCGGATTTGACCAACAATATTCACCAATTCTCGGAATTTGTAATGGTTGATAATGATAGTGAAATCTTCCTGACAGAATTTGCTGTTTATAATACAACAAATGACCCAACTGGATTTGGAACTTATGTTGGACTCGGGACATTGGGGGCAGAAAGAAGTGGATCAAGATCTTTATTAACATTTACTCCAAATCCAGATATTGAAGTTCATGTTAAAACTTATATTAATGCAGTGAGTGTTGAAGAAAACACTTCAACTACTAGAACAGAAACTGATTTAGGTAGTGCTTCAATTAAATCCAATTTCTCAACATATACAGGAACTCTTGCGGAAATCAGAAGAGATTTCCCACTAACACACAAAAACAATCAAATTTTTGAAAGAAACTTTGATGGAGCAGATTCTACTATTGTCAATCTAACTGATAATACAATCAACATACCAAATCACTTCTTTGTAAGTGGTCAACAACTTACATATTCAACAAGTTTGGGTATTAAGACTGATTTCATCTCGATTGCTTCTACAGATGGATTTGTTGGTGTTGGAACAACCACCACCTTACCAGAAAATGTATTCTGCATTAAAGTTGATGAAGATAATATCAAACTTGCTGCAACTGCAGAACTTGCTCTCCGCAAGAATCCAGTTTCTGTAGCATTTACTGGAGTTGGTATTGGAAACTCTCATACATTGACTGCTATCGATGCAAATCAAAAAGTCTTGATTTCTATTGATAATATGATTCAGTCTCCTATTGCGGAGACTTCAATTAGAACAACTTTAGCAGAAACTGCAACGTCTGCACAAGACGTACTGTACTTTACAGGAATTACTTCATTCTTTGGTGGAGATTATGTACAAATTGATGATGAAGTTGTAAAGATACTTGCAATTGGTATTGGGTCAACAAATGCAGTTAAAGTTACTCGCGCATGGTTGGGCACCAAGTTAGCTGGACATACTTCAACAACAACCGTATCAAAGATCAGAGGAAACTATAACATTAGTGGGAATACGATTAATTTCATCGAACCTCCATATGGAAATACTCCAATTGGATCCGTAACTGATCCACCATCTTTCAGAGATTGGATTGGTATAACTTCTTCATCTTCTTTCAATGGAAGATCATTCATGAGAAATGGAATAGTTGGAACTTCCAGTGAAACCTATACTAAAAATTATCTGTATGATGATATTACTGAAAGATTTAATGGACAAACAAAACAATTCCCATTAACATCAGATGGTCAAGATGTCACTGGAATTAGTACAAACTTCCCATTGTTGTTAATTAATGGAATTTTACAAGGTCCTGGTGCAAATTACAACTATACCTTGATAGAGCAATCTGGAATTACTTCAGTAAGATTTACAGGAACTGCAAGTTCTGTTTCATATGATGTCAATAATGCAAATATTCCTACTGGAGGGGTCATCGTTTCTGTCGGATCAAGTTCTGGATTTGGTTTACAACCACTTGTTGCTGCTGGAGGAACGGCAGTAATCTCCGCAGCAGGAACAGTTTCTTCTATCTCTATTGGAAATAGTGGTTCTGGATATAGAAGTGGTATTCAAACAACAGTTAATGTTGGAGTAGGAACTTCTTCCACAGGAGTTCCAAATATTGAATTTATTGGAACCGCTGCTATAAGTGGTGGTCATGTTGTCAGTGTTGCAATCACAAATCCAGGTGCGGGGTACACTAGTTCAAATCCACCTTATGTCTTCTTTGATGCTCCACTATCCTATACAAATCTTCCTTTACATTATAGCGCAAGTTCTCCAGGAGTTGGAGGAACTCAAGCAAAAGTAGATGTTGTTGTTGGGCAAGGATCTAGTGTAATAGAGTTCAGTGTCTCAAACACTGGATATGGATATGGAGTTGGTCAGATATTGACAATTGGAGTTGGCGGAACAGTTGGAATTCCAACAGATCCAACAAAAACTTTTGAAGAGTTCAAACTTACAATTGATAGAGTTGATGCAGATCAATTTACTGCATGGTCTGTTGGGTCAATTGCAGTTCTTGATGATTTCTCTAATCTTTTCAATGGAATCAGAAAAACCTTCCCAATTTCAGAGAATGGAGAATCTCTCTCGATTGTTTCAAAACCTGGATCGAATATATCAATTCAAGATACCTTGTTGATATTCATTAACGATATTTTACAAGTTCCTGGAGAATCCTATGAGTTTTCTGGTGGAAGTAACATTAATTTCACAGAAGCACCAAAAGCAGGGGATACTCTGAAGTTCTTGTTCTACAAAGGAACTGGTGGTGTTGATGTTACTGATGTTGATGTAACAGAGACTGTAAAAGTTGGTGATGACTTGACAATTGAGAGTGATAGTTCTTTATTGGATCAAAATACAAGGACTGTTTCCGAAATTGTTTCTTCTGGAACCGTAAACACAAATACTTACTTTGGTCCCGGTTTAAGTGCTAATACTTCATTATTAAGACCAGTAAAATGGTGCAGACAATCTGAAGATAGACTTATTAATGGTAAAGTTGTCAGCAAAGCACGTGATTTGTATGAAGCAGATATTTTCCCAACAACTTATTTGATAAGGTCTGTTGGTGTGGGATCAACTGAAATTTATGTTGATAATGTTAGACCATTCTTTAATCCTCTTAATGAGAATAGCGTGTCAGTTGAGTTCCAAAAAGAAATTATGATCGTTGATAACAGCGAAAAAGTTTCTGCTGCTGCAACTGCTATTGTTTCTATCGCAGGAACAATATCATCTGTTGTAATTTCTTCGGGTGGTATTGGGTATGCTACCGCACCACAAGTAACCATAGAAAATCCTGTTGGTGTTGGAACTTCACAAAGAGCAACTGCGACTGCTTCAATTTCTGCAGGAGCAACTGTTTCTAGTGTTACGATAACTTCTCCTGGAACTGGATACACTACAACAAACCCACCGTTAGTTTTGATTGGTCCTCCAGCAACAGTAAAAGAAGAAGATAACACAATCGTATCCTATAGTGGAGATTATGGAGTTATTACTGGAATCAGCACTACTTCAGTTGGAGTTGCTTCTACTGCAATTGTATTTGATTTGGTGATTGAAGCAACATCAACATTGAGAAATAACACTGACATTACTCCGCAAACAACAATCAGTGGATTATCTACAGGAGATTTCTTCATCGTATATGATTCTAATGTTGGTAGTGGTGTAACTTCTCTTGATGAGGATCTGAACGTAATTGGAATTGGTACAACTTGTCTTGACAACATCTATAGAGTCGCAGCAGTTTCCACTGCTAGCACATCTGCTGTTGGATTTGCATCAACTACCGTTGCTAGAGTTACTGTTAGCGTTTCTGACTACAATGGATTTAGTGCTGCTGGATTAGCAATCAGTAGTTTCTATGGCAGATATAGTTGGGGTAAAATTATTACCAGCGAAAGAGTTGGTACGAGCACATACTCTGCAATTACTACAAATGGAGTTGTTGGAATTCAAACAGGTCCTTACGTCATAAGAACCAAATCATTAAAGTCCCAGGGTTATTCCTAATAAATAAATAAAAAATCACAAAAATGTCTGCTATTATAACTGATCAGATCAGAATATTAAATGCGAAGAATTTTGTAGCTGGATTTAACACCACTGCAAATTCATATTACAGTTTTGTTGGACTACCAAACCCGACAGCAATTGATAGTGATTGGGACACCACACCTCCTGCTCCCACTGATAATTTTAATGATGAGAACAAAACTTGGGAAACTGTAATAGCACTTAAGAAGATAACGTCTGATGATGCCAAGCAGGTTGTAAAAAAGAAT